GAAGGACATCTTGACCGCTTCGCTGGCCATTGGTCGGACTGGATGCTGCCTTATGACAGTGCGCTGTCTATCACTTGGACTAACGCCGCCCTTAAAAATCCTAACACTTGGAGAATAATTAACAGGAGATAAAAATGAAAAAAGGAATCATCACAATATACGCATCGTCAGCGGTCGGAGATGTGTGGGCGACCGCCGCGACAGTCAAGACCAACGTTGACGCTCATCCAGCGGATATAGCGTAGAAATGCAGTAATCCTTAATTGGAGATAAACCCATGAACAAAAAAGCATTTGCCCTCATAGCTTCAATCCTCATCTGCCTGCTGATCGCGGGCGCAATCCTTGCTACCTTCTCCCGGAAGGCCCTTGCGGCCTCCACCACCTGGCCAGCCAGAAGTCTTTGCCTGGAAAACTGGGTTAATCAGGCACGCGTCACGAATCCTTACCTCGTGATCATCGTCGCGGAAGGAACGTATGCCGGCAAGGTCGTCAAAGACGACGGGACGATCGCGACGAATACGGCTTATGCGGACGCAGACCTGCCAGGCACGAACGATGCGATTTCCGGCGAGCCGGTGTACTCCATCCCAGCACTGCCGAAGGCGGACAGTTCCGGCAACGTGTACCGGTATCGCATCCTGCTGCGGGGCCGGGCCGGCGCTACGCCGGCGAATACGGACACCTGCTACGACGCTGGCAACTACGACCCGGAGACGGGCCATTTCTATTCGAATACGGTTCCCGTCGCCGGGAACATGGTAAAGGTGAACCAGTGACTTGAAGATCCCAAGTGAAACATTTCTGAACGGTCTGCATAAGTACCAGGTCGAGGTGCTCGAAGCGTTCGACGCGGGCGAGCCCGGCAACTGGCTCTACGACCGTTTCTTCACCGAGTGGGCGCGGCGGCACCGGAAGACAACCTTGTGGATCAACGTTCTGATCCGCGAAGCGTGCCGGTATCCGAACTGCGCGTACGCCCATATCTTCCCCCTCCAGGTCGAGGCCCGCAAGGCGGTATGGGACAACCCGGACATGCTCAAGCGGTATCTGCCGGATAAGGTCCAGGCCGCCGGGACGCCCTGTAACTGGCGACCGAACGAGCAGACCATGACGATCTACTTCGACAATGGCTCGCTTATCAAATTCGGCGGAGCGGACGACCCGGACGGCTGGCGGGGACCGGACTACGTCGGCGTGGTTTTCGACGAAGCAAAGCATATCAAGGAGGTCATGTGGACGGCGATTATTCTCCCGATCATGAAAGGGCCTCTGCCGCCGGAGAAGAGGGCTCTCGGCATGCGCCGCTGGGCGGCGTTCTGCTACACCCCAGAGGGCAACAACTGGGCGACTGACCTGATGGATTCGGCCTGCTGCCTGGGAGACGGGGGGATTCTGCCGGACTGCGGCAAAGCGGCAAAGCTCAAACCCCGCTGTTTCGCCAGTCGCCTGGACGCGGAGAAGGCGGGCATTCTGACCGAGCAGGATCTCGCGGAGGCCCGTGAGGAGATGCCGATTGCCATGTACGATCAGGAGTTCAGGTGCAGCCGCGTCACGCAGGAGGAGCGGACCCTCATTACGTCTGAGATGCTAAGCCAGCTTCCGCCCGTCGATTCGGTGAAACTGATCACCAATGAGATCCGTAAGATCGTTTCTATTGACCCGGCATTCACCGGCGACGTGTGCAAGATCGGGGGGATCGTCAACACCGATATCGAGGAGGAGCGGAACATCCACCCGACCAAGACGGAAGAGATCGTCCTGGAGGGGAAGGTCGTTGCGAGGCATATCGGGACAAAGAACTTCATCGTCGATACCGGCTGGAATCCAGGCGTCGCGGACGCCCTGGCGGCTGACGAGGCGGGATACAACGTCATCCGGTTCAACAGCGCCGCCAAGCCGATGGACGATCGGTTTTATGCGAATATGCGGGCGGAAGGGTACGCCTACGCCGCCCGGCAGGTGAGCAAGCTGCGAGTCGCCCGGCCTAAGAGTCAGGAGTTGATCCGGCAGCTTCCCGTCGCCGCTCGATACAAGACGACGACCGGCGGCAAGCTGCTGATCGTCCCGAAGCAGGAGATCCGCAAGGTGCTCGGCCGGAGTCCGGACGACGCGGATATGTGGATGATGGGTCAGTATGGTCTCCAGCGGGTCGAGCCCGAGTCGGCTAAGAAGCAAAGCAAGAGCCAGGTGCCTAATTTTGTTGTTTTAGGAGTCGGATAATGGTAGCTCCATACGATAGCAAACAAAGCAATATCGAAGGCAAGGTTCTCGGGTTTATCGCTCATGCCGAGAACCATCCGAAGTATACCGACCAGCGGGAGCGGGCTCAGATCTGCGCAGACTTCGAGCGCGGCGCCCACTGGACCCAGGAGGAGTACGACCGCTACAAGGCGGTCGGCGTGGTGCCGATCACCATCAACCGCTGCCTGGCGACGATCAAGGCGCTCGACGGCCTGTTCGTCGAGAACCAGCAGGACATTACCGCGGTGCCGCGGAAGGGGGCGAAAAAGACCTCCGCCCGTGTCCTGACCGAGATCATCAAACACGCCCAGGACGTCGGCGGGTTCGATGCGGTCGCGAAGAATACATTCCGCAAAGGCAATATCACGACGGCGGGGTTCATCATTATCGATATCGACAAGACCAAGAGCGCCAACGGGCAAATTTGTTTCCAGTCCGGCGGCTTTTTCGATGTAATCCCTGACCCGGACGGCCAGGACTACGATATGGACAAGCCGGAGATCGGCTGCAAATATATCATTGTCCGCAAGTGGATCGACAAGGAGGCCCTGGCGGCGAAGTTCGGAGACGTCGGCGAGGCTCCGCAGGCAGGTTCCGGCGGCATGGAGGCTTACATCGCAGCCGTTACGCAGCAGAGCAAGTTTTACACCGAGGAGGAGATGACATATCGCTGGCCGGTCTACACCGTCTGGTGGAAGGAGTACGTCGAGGGTCTGCTGGTCTCCGACAAGCAGACCGGCCAAACGCGGGTGGTCAAGGACGACCTAAAGAAGATTCGCAAGCTGGCGAAGAATTCGCAGCGGTTTGAGATCGAGCCGGTCGTGGCAACCGTCCTGCACAAGTCCATCGTCATCAACGGCAAGATGCTGTCCGACGAGCCGAACCCGCTGGGTCCGGCGATTGACTTCTTCCCCATCGTCCGCTACGTGCCGATCTTCCGGGAGGACTTCGAGCGGGGCATCCTGGACGATGTCACCGGGATCAACTACGAGGAGAATCTGCGTCGCACGCAGGTCAACCGGCTCCTGATCCTCACGGCAAATGCCGGGTGGATCGTCGGGGACGGAAACGATAAGACGGCAATGGCTAAGATTCAGAATTACGGATCGACGCCCGGAATCGTCCTGAGCAAGGGCGATTACGGCGGCTTTATCGAGAAGATCAAGCCGAACGAGATCCCCGGCGACTTCATTCTTGCGAAACAGTCCGCCACCGATATCAAGGAGGTTACGGGTCTCAACGCGGCCATGCAGGGCTACGACGAGGGGACCAAAAACGAGCCCGGCGTCGTGCTGGAGATGCGGCGGAAGCAGGGCATCACGGCCAACAGCGGGCTCTTTGACAATTTCAACACCACGCTCGAACTGCTCGGAAACAAGCTACTCGCGATCCTTGATGCGATGGACGTGTATACCGAGGACGAGGTGCGGGCGATCATCAACGAGTCCGACCTCATCGACGAGGAGATGATGCAGAAGGCCGAACAGATCATTGCCGGCAAGATTGCGGGCACGACGCTCAAACCGCCGCAAATGCCCCAGCCGATCCCCGAGCAGGTGATGCTCTCCCTGCCGATGGACCAGATGGTCGAGGCGTATCAGGCGATGGAGACGGGCATCAAGGGGGCTCAACTTTACGCACAGCGGTTCCCGGCGCTCAAGGAGAAATTCGACGAGGCAAAGCGGGAACTGGCCATCCGTCTCTTCCTCCAGGATTTGTATTCCAGCGAGGTCACGCAGTACGGCATCAAGATCACCCTGAGCCCCAACACGCCGACCGCCCGGATGTCCATGAGCCAGCGACTTATGGCGATTCAGGACAAGTACGGCTTTGTGCCGTTCGAGATTCTGGCCGAGTACCTCGACATCCCCCAGGAGGTCAAGGCCCGCATCATCCAGAATCAGCAGGCCCAGATGATGGCCATGATGCAGCAGGGCGCGGCCCGCCAGCGGCAGCGAGCTCGACAGCCAAGAGAGGCGGCACCGGCGGCTTAGAAAAACTCACTGAACCTTGAAGAAAGGAAAGAAGCGTGAAATTATCCATTTTAATTTGCTCCCATACCGCCCGGCGCCCGCTGATGAACCGCATGGTGCACCACCTGGAGCACCAGCAGTTCGACGGTGTAGAAATCCTCGCGGCCACAAACGATGACTACCTCTCGCGGGGCAAGACGCGAAACGAACTGCTCGACGCGGCTCGCGGCGAGTACTGCTGCTTCGTGGATGACGACGACGTGGTGTCGGACGACTACACGGCAAAGATACTCACCGCCCTGACGAGCGCCCCGGACATCTGCGGGATTACCGGCCAGGTAATCCAGATGCGCAATCCGGTCATCACCCGGTTGTTCAAACTGTCAACCCGGTACGATCAACCCTTCTCCCTGCCGGTCAAGCCCGAGCACCGGGACGATCCGGAGATTTACGGCCATGCGTCCCACCTGTGCCCGATCCGCACGGAGATCGCCCGGCATATCCGCTTCCCCGAGGACGTAAACCACGAGGACAACGGCTATTCAGGGCGACTCAAGGACCTCGGACCGCTGCGGGAGACGATCATTGACGGGATCATCTACTACTACTTTTACAGGATGAACCTGCAATGAAGATCATATTTGTCGGCGTATTTTATTACCCGGGTCTCACCCGGCACCTGTTCCATGTCTTCGAGGTGTTCGGCAAGCTCGCCCGCGTCTTTGAGGCCGCGGGGATCGACTGCCGGTTTTTCGCCAAACAAAGCAACCTCCTCCCGGACGATAAGCTCTTAACCGAGGAGCAGTTCGCCGCGGCCCTGCCGGAGGCGGACTGCGTGTTTATGTGGAACGGCTCACTGGACAGGGAGAAGGACATCGCGGAGAGGTGCAAGGAGATCGGCATTCCCGTCTACTTCTGCGAACTGGGCTGGCTGCCGCAAAGCGGTACGATCTACTTCGACCGCAAGGGGATCAACTATAATAGTAGTCTGACCGACTGGCAATATTCTCCACTTTCCGACGAACAGCAGTTCTGGGTTCAGTCCCGCAAAGAGCATTTCCACCAGTGCATCGCCAGGACAACCGGGATTGATCCGGGCACCGATTTCGTCTTCGTCCCCCTCCAGGTCGAGGCGGACAGCCAGATCAAGGTGTTTAGCCGCTTTGAGACCATGCAGCAGGTGATCGACCTGATCTGCAATCACGTGCCGGGTCGGATCGTCTTCAAGAAGCACCCCAAGGGAGAGTACGGGGAACTCAAGGTACCCGCTCACTGCGAACTGGTCGAGACGGGTACGACCCATGATTATCTTTCCAAGTGCCGGTATGTCGTGACGGTCAACTCGACGGTCGGCGTCGAGGCCCTGACCTACCATAAGCCGGTCATTACGCTGGGTCAGGCGTTCTACGGCGGGCGGCGGATTTCCTACGAGGCTCTGACCGATGAGACGTTTAAGACGGCGGTTGAGTGGGCCGAGACGGGCAAGGCGGCCGTCGGAGTCATTGATGCGTTTCTGTACCACCTCTTCCAGAAACAATGGCACCGGGCCGAACTGGAGAATCCGAGGAAGGTTATGTCGCTCGTGAGGGACCTATGCGTATAGTCGTCGGCATCCCATCCGGCCAGCGAGCCGCCCGGCTGCTGGAGGTCTGTAAGGCATGGCAGGCGAGAGGCTTTGATCTGTGCGTCCTGACATGGGATACCGAGACGGCCGTGCGGATGGCCGAGATTGCACCCAAACACCTGATCATCGCGGACACCCGGGATTCCTTTGCCGTCAACCAAAACCGGATGATGAGGGAGTACCAGGGATGGGACCTATGGATATGCGGCGCCGACGACCTCTTCCCAGGTATCCGGGTTGAAAAGCTCGCCCAGGTCGCCCCGCGGTATAATGGCAAGCTGCTCTGGTGCTACGACGGCATGAATGCCGCGATCATGACCCACCCGGTCGTGACGCTGGGGTACTGGGAGAAGGTGGGCGGCCGGGTGTTTGACGAGCGATATACCCATAACTTCTGCGATACCCACCTGATGCTCTCCGCGGCGGCGGACATTGTCAAGCTGGTGGGGATCCAGTTTGACCACCGCTGGCACGAGGGCGGGCTGGACGAGATCTATAAGATCGGCAATGAGTCTTTCGCGGCGGACCGCGAGAAGTTTATACAAGAGTTTGGCGAGAATACCTGCATCCCACGAGTTCAGGAGGTTTTATGTTAGGAAAAACGCTGAAAAAGCGAAAAGAGCAACGCAAAGAGATTCAGGCGAAGCGGCGGCCGTTCCCGGTTCTGATTGGCGTACCCGTGCCGAAGGTCGACAGCAAGATCACCTCGAACCTGAGCATGTTTATCGAGGGGTGTGCCGGCCGCAGGGTTGCCTTGACCTGCCGCATTCCCTCCAACCTGGCCGAGTACGCCCGCAACAAGATCATTGATGCGTTCCTGAACGATCCGGACTACAAGCAGTTTACCCATCTGCTGTTTATGGATCACGATACGGCCCCGGTTGATCCCTACATGCTGGATCGCCTGCTGGCCCACGACAAGGACGTAGTGGCGGGCATTACGCCGATCTTCCTCCCCGGCAAAGTCATTACTGAGGAAGTGGACGAGGACGGCATCAAGAAGCAGGTCAAAAAAGAGATTCCGCCTTCGTTCCAGTGGAATGTCCAGGTAGCTCATCGGGGCGGCAACCTGCCGCTAAACGTCTTGTCGCCCGACCTCTTTAAGGCCGAGAAGGTTGGCGGCACGAGTATCCTGATTAAGCGGCACGTCCTCGAAGCAATGTCCAAGCCTTACCAGAAGTCTGTGATGAACGAAAGCCACGACGAGTTCGTCACGAGCGAGGACTATTACTTCTGCAACCAGATCCGCAAGGCGGGCTTTGACATCTGGATCGACCCGACCCAGATGTGCAGCCACTTCCACACCGTGGACCTGCTGGAAATGGTACAGATGATCGCACAGATCAAGATCGACAATGAGGCCGTCAACAAGGAGGTGATAGCCCTGCTCAAAGACGTCTATGACCGCTTCTCAACGGACCTGAAACCGGAGAACACCATCGAGCCGGGAAGCTGGGAGAACACGCTGGTAAAAATCAAAAAGCTGGTAGGAGCCGCGTAGCCATGGACACCAAAGAGCAGGAAACCCTGATCCACAAAGCCGGTCGGATGCTCGCCGAGGGACTCAAGGACTTCTTCGGCTCCGTGGAGATCAACCTCCAGGCGGGCAAGTACGTCAACAGCAACATTAAACAGAGTCTGAGACCTGGAGAACAGGAGAAGAAGCAATGACCACCTTCCCCACCGAGCAGCTAAACGACCTTCTCGCCGGCACGTATGAGCCCGATGCGGTCGAACTGGGCAAGACGATGGCCGTTACGCTGCTGAGCCTCAACGAACGGCTGGAGGCCGTGGAGGCGGCCCGTGCGGCCCAGGAGGAACTGATCGCTGTTTCCCTCCAGAAGATCACCCTGGCCCCAGGCGACGTACTGCACGTCAAGTCACCCAAGGAGCTCGGCAACGAGATGCTCAGCCACATCCACCAGCATATCAAGCCGTTCTTTCCCCAGAATAGCGTTATCGTGTCGGATGCGAACACCGACATAAATCTGAGTGTTGTGCAGCAGGAACAGGAGAAATTATGATTAAGTACCTCTGGAATAAGATACGCCGCCGGCAGCCCGAACCCCCGATCCAGCCGATCACCTACGGCATCCACGTCTTCATGCGGCAGGCTGGCGAGCGGCTTTGCCGGCTTGAGGCCCGGCAGCGGGCCACTGAGGAGCGTATGCTGGCCTTAGAGAAGCGGATCGACGAGATGGACGACGGCACTGGCCAGGCGGTCACGGCGGTCAGAATGGAGTTTGAGACGCTCGTAGAGGCATGGAAGACCTCCCTCCAGAACCAGATCGACCGGCACGAGGAGATGCTGGGCGAGATCGTGGGCGCCGTCAACCAGCTCACGGACGACCCAATCCCTCCGAATAGTGACATTGAGTAATTTTTTTGTTGCGGATTGCAGATTAGAAACGTAGAATGTTTGGTGATATAGGAGACCGATCATGGCAAGCAAAGGTATAAGCCCGGCCGCCCAGGAGCGGAAATGGCAGATTGAAAGCGACGCGGAGACGCTCCGGCGGGCGGCGGAGATCGAGATGGACCCCAAGCGGGCCAAGCCCGCCAAGGCCTATCTGTCGAAGATGGAGAAGTACATCAAGAAGGCAACCGGAAAGAAGTAGCTCTTTATAACTGAATAACGACCCCCCAGGGACGACTGGAAAAACCAGCCCTGTACGTGAACCCTAACCGGTTCGTGTGCAGGGCTTTTTTCGTTTTAAACCGCCTCACCGTTGAGGCCCCGAACAGCCCGGGAAAGAGCTGGTGCCCGAACAGCGGCGGAACCGCTGGTGTCAGTTACAGCCGACTGCTAACGGCTGGTGCGGTGCCAGATGGCACAGAAAGGCAGGATTCGATTATGGCAAGAACACCGGAAGACATGGCGAATGAAATGGACGATCCGAACGTGGTAGTCGAGGGCAAGATGGCCGAGGAGATCATGGCCGAGCAGGCGGGACAGAAACTGCCTGGCGGCGAAGAGACTCCGCAGCCGGACCCCAAGCCTACTGAGAAGCCCGAGCCCGAGCCGCAACCGGAACCGGCCGCAAAGCCGGCAGCCGAAGCGGACCCGAAGCCCCAGACCGATCCCAAACCCGAAGAGCCGCCCGTCTCGTTTCTGAGCGGCCTGGAGGACGAGGAGGAAGAGGAGGGCGGCGAACCGACCCCTTCTTCCCAGAAGGCTCCCGGCGTACCGCCGGGCATGATCCGCGACATCCAGACCGAGCGGGAGAAGCGGAAGGCCGCCGAGGCCCAGGCCGCCGAGTACCAGCGGAAACTCGCCGAGTACGAGGCTCAGAAGGCCCAGGCCGCGGATGTGGATCTCAGCGACGTGCTGGGCGAGGGCGACGACGACGACTTCGTGGATCGCAAGACGGTCAAGCAGGCCATCGAGGCGACCGCCCGCAAAGTCCGCGAGCTTACCCTCCAGGAGATCCAGGAGCGGGAAGCCGCCGTTGCGGCCAAGGTCGCCAGGCAACAGCGAAAGCAGGCGCTCATGGCCTCCGAGACGGCGATTCGCCAGACAGTCAAGGACTATGACGCCGTGGTTAAGGCGGCTCTTGAGATAGGAGCGATGACGCCGGACGAGCAGCAGTCCGTCCTGCGGGCACCGAATCCCGCGGCCGCCCTGTACCGCAAATGCAAGGGGATTCTTGCCGATTTTGGAATCCAGCCAACCCCCGTAGCGGCACAGCCGGCGGCGACGCCAGTGGTGCCGGAAACTCCAAAAGAACAAGAAGAACCCTCCGGCGGCGATGAAATCGTGGACGACGAGGAGCTTTACAACTTCGTTTTCCAGAAGACCTGATCGACGCCACAAGATGAGGGTAGAAAGGAATCTGCTCCATGGCAGCGACGAAAGTATTGAGAGGGACCGACAACTCGGCACTGGTGCCGAAGTACTGGTCCCAGAAGTTTTTGAAGGACTCTTTCGCGAAGGATCCCACGAAGCCGTTTTACTCGGCGGGCGTCATCGTGACGGAGTACAACCTGAAAGGCCAGAAGGGCGATACGGTCGAGGTGCCGATCGTCGGGCGGCTGACCGGCTCCGGCGTGACGGATGACGGCGATTATGACAGCGCAACCGAAGAACTGCCGCTGTTCAATATGCCTGTTCGGATCCACGAGCACGGCAACGTCTCGGGCCTCAACGGCAACATGACGGAGAAGTCCATCGCCCTGCGGACCCGGAGCCTGACGATGGAGGCCCTGACCGACTGGCGGGCGGATTTCAACGTTCGCGCCATCATCGACGCGCTCAGCGGCCTCAAGCTCCACAAGCTGGGCGGCAACGTGCTCGGTGCGTCCGGGCTGGCGAAGGAAGGCTCCACGCAGATCCTCTGCGTGACGCAGGTGCCGCCCGCCTACACCGCCGGCACGACCGCCAAGCGGTACTATTGCGGCGGCCAGATCGCCGCGACCGGCGTGCTGAGCGCCCGCGTGGCCGACGTTCGCAGCCTCTCGGCCTCCAACCACGTCTTCGGCACGAAAGTCATCGAGGATGTGCGGCGCGTGGCGCGTGCGACGGTCAACGAGACGGACGGCACGCTCATCAGCCCGATTGAGCCGGTCAACATCAACGGCCGGATGCTCCACGTCATGCTCATCACGCCCAAGCAGGGCCGGGACCTCAAGGCGGATCCCAAGTGGCGCAGCGCCCACGAGAACGCGGATATCCGCGGCCTCGAAAACACGATCTTTGCCGGCACCCTGGGCATCTGGGACGGCGTGATGATCGTCGAGACCGACCTGCTGCACATGCGGACGGGTGCGAACGGCACGACCGGGCCGGAGTATTTCGACTCGACCAGCTACACCTGCGCGTCAGGCGTGACGGTCCACCGTGCCCTGTTCCTCGGCAAGAACGCCGTCGCGTTCGCGCTGGGTGAGGCGCCGAAGTATGTCGAGTTCTATGCCGACCATGCGAAGACGAAGTGGAGCGCTCGCGTTACGAGCATCTACGGCGTGATGAAGGTCTGCAAATACGAGTCCACGACCGGCGACGGCGCCCTGGTTCCCGACTCGGAGATGGGCTGTATCGTGGTCGATACGGCCGTGGCCGCTTAACCTTTTCGAGGAGAGGAGCCCCCCGGCTCCTCTCCTTCCTTTGTGAGGTGATCTGATGGACAAAACGACACTGCTGAGCGATGTAAACGGGATCACCGGCCGGGCTGAGACGGCGACCACCGTTGACCCGCTGCTGCTGGAGGTGCTTATTGAGATCTCCAAGCGGACGCGTTACCTCAAGACCTCCGAGACCGGGACGGTCACGGTCAACCAGAGCTATCTGCCCGTGCCCTCCGATATGGCCGGCAGCGAGGTGGACGGGCTGGTCATCAACAGCGTCAAGTACAGCCCGATCTCATGGGACGACTGGCTGGGCAATGAGAAGGACGGGTACTGCGTGATGGGCGACAAGATTTACATTCACCCCACCCCGACGACCGCCTATGCCTATACGCTGTATTATGCCCGGCTCCACCCCTCCAGCCTGGCAAGCATCCTGATCCCGGACGTATTCCTGCCGGCAGTACGGCATCTCTGCTGCTCGAAGGTATACGGCAAGTACGAGATTATCGATAAGCGGGACAGTGAATACCTGTTTTTCGAAAACGAGATGAAAAAACATTCCAGCTATGGCGAGCCGCCGCCGGTGTGCGTGCCTTATAAGGGGATATGATATGAAGATCATCGGGACCACCAAGAATGGATTCCTTGCGGAGCTTTCCGCGACCGAAGCGAATAAGCTGTCCGGCTCAACGCCTGCGGTGGGCGAGACTTACAACCCGCTGGACAGGCTTAATCGTGCCGATTGGATCAACACAGAGACCGCTAAGCTTGCCCGGCTCCGCGACCAGTTGAGTTCATCCATCGGTAAAATTGATGAGATCGTCGGAATAAATGGAGCAAAGCCATGAGCAAGACAGACCCAATCAATATTGCCAACCCTCCAGGCGGCTCGCCTCCCGCTCTCGGCGACGACTATATCCGGACGCTTGCAAAGGCGGTCGCCGAGGTCCTGGCCGTCGATCACTACATGTCGATCAACGGCAATGCGTATGACGGCGACGATAACGGCAAGCACAGCAAGGTGACTTTCTGTGAAGTACTTTCGTCAAAGCCCACGTTGGCCGCGAACGACAAAGGGGTGTCCTATATCAAGGGAGTGACTCCTGAGTTGCATTTCGAGGATGCGGCCGGCAACGAGATTCAGTTGACCAGCGGGGGGAAACTGGCGGTCGGCAACGGCGACCTGGTAGCCTTGCAGGATACCGTCATTCGTCGCAATACTGCGGACGGATCTGATACCGGGTGGGTTGCCATCGCCGGCGGCGGAGCATTGGGCGCCAACACGGCAGAAGGTACCACCGGCGTT